ACGCTGCGGCAAATGATGCCGCTTTACGTGCATACGCACCGCCTGAGATTTCGCCCGTCCCGCTGTTGTCATCAGCAAAGCTCGATGTTGCGAGGCCGACGTATACGGCTGCGGGTGATGAATAAGCCAGGCCGCCCAGAGTGTGGTCTAGCAGCTCGTTTTCAAGATAGTCGGAAAAAGCAGTCATTGGCTAGCCTTTAGTTTGCTGTTTTCATGGATAAAGAACCAACGCCAAAGCGGCTGCGGTTCATGTCTTTGCGAACTTCCTGCATCGTTCGGCTCAAAGCGCTGTCGAACCATTGCGCGCGGCTTTCATCTTGCAGATAGACGCATGCTTGCGCCAGTGCGCCGTAAAGATAGGCGTCTGGGTGACGGCTCAGGATCGTTGTTGTCTGGCTGTCGCTGAGCGATGTCACGGCTTGCGCGGCCTCGCCATAGATCAATTCCAGCACGATTTCTGCGTCTGGTATAGGCCGAAACACGATATCGCACCCGATCACGCTATAATCGCGCGGCGTCCCTGTTGACGCATTTGGCCAGTTTGCAAACAGCACTTCGGGCGTCATGTAGTCCAGGACGATTGACGGGTTGCCTGTGGTGCGGATCGAGCGCAACGCTCGCAGATCGGTCGGGAGCGAAACGAACTCTTGCCCTGCCGGAACCGTTGCACGCGCCCTGCGTTCTTGCGCGCGGGTTTCAAGCTCGCGAGACATGCGCGCTTCAGCCAAATCAATGAACGTCGGGATTTGCGCTGTTAGATCATCGCGAGCCAAGAACGCGGCAATGTTTGATTTGAGCGTTGCATAATCCATCAAATGCGCCCGCCACCTGTGCGAAGATAAGCGTTGTTGCTATCGTTCAAAAGCTGCTTCCACTTGGTCGGATTTTGGCTAGGTTCGCCATAGTCCCGCACCCATTGAAAATAAAGATCGGCTGGAATTTCTGCAACGTGCTGCATGTGCCGTTGAGTGTCGCCAATCATTCCACCTTTGCGGTATTCGTTGGCTGCGGCGCGGTTTACATCAAGCAGGCGGTCTACGTTCTGCTCGGTGCGCACGTTATAACGCCCGCCATCAATGTCCATCTTGATGCGGCGCTTGCTGTTGTGGTCTTGAATAAGATCAATCATATGCAAATAGGGGCGACCGGAGCCGCCCCTACCTCATTGCTTAGGTTGTAGACAAGTCGCAAATCATGGCGTGCGCTTTTGGCGCTGCCACCTTCAGACCGTACTCGGTCAGGATCTGGAATTTCGCGCTGTCGCCGGTTTTAGCCAGGTCTTGCTCCATGAAATCGCGACCAGGCAGAGCGCAAACCATTGCATAATTGGTATCAACCAAGAAAATGCGATCGTTTGCCATAAAGCGGTCGATTGAAACCGCCAGCTCGCCAAAGTCTGACAGGTAGACGGACACAGCCGCAACCGCCGTCACCTCTTTTGCAGCGCTGTAGGTTACTTGGTTGTCAACAACGGTTGCGCCAGCGGTGTTTGCCAGGGTTGAAAACGCCTTCTTGTTTGCCGGTGAAACAAACATGACAGACGGCTTGCCGCCATCCTCGAACGCGGCCTGCATGCTGTCATCAATCATGCTCAAAGTCAGAGCGCGGTTGGTGCCAGCGGGGTTCGGATAGTGAGTGCCTGCACCAAGATTTGATGCAGCCGCAGCGGAAGAGCCGTCATAGGCTTCTTGACCGGATGTGACTGTGCCTTGGCTGATGTTGCTGATCCAGCTCGACAACGTTGCAGTGGCGCGCGGGTCGCTAGATGCTTTCACCTGGTCCGAGACAAGCGATTTCTCGATGTCGCGGCGTAGCTCAAGCGAACGGACCACCTTCTGATATGCAGTTTCTTTTGCTCGGCCAGCAGTGTTTACGGCATCCAATGTGCCTGAAACGGTGCCTGCCTTTGCAGAGATTTGCGTGTAGTTAGTGAGACGCGCTGCGGGAGTGTTGGTGCTGTCCGAAGCATCCGCGCCTTCGCTGACCTTGTTAGAGGCGCTAGCAGCCGCCAGCTCCTGAACCAGCCATGAAAATGCGATGTTGTCCACGGTTTCGCGTGAACGCAGCATTGAATAAACCGGGGTCTCGCTCGGATCAATCCGGGAAATAACGTCGCCCAAATCCTCGTGGATGGTATCGGAAACGCCGCTAACGGCGGTGGTTAGTGTAGCCATTGGTCCTAGTCCTTTTGACTGGCGCTAGGACCGTTTGGCCTTAGCGCCTCATTAAAGCTTCAACCGCCGATGCGACGGTCGGGTTCTTTTGGTGCTGCTGAAGCGCCTTACGGCGGTCCAACGTCTTTTGGTCTGTTTGAGGCTTGCGAGCGCTTGACTTGGCCATTTTGGGAGCCTTCTTGACTTCCTTTTTGACCTCTGCACCGCGTTCCATCATACGATCGTAAAGAGACGCTTTGCGCAAAAGCGCGACCATGCGTGCATCTTTGACCATGCCGATTTCGTGGGTTGAAAAGCCAAGCCCTTTTGCGGTCTCGACAAGCTGTGACGTTTCCGTCTGGCGCTTGGCGTTGTCTGACCATTCAGGGATAATTTCGACCAGCTTGCGTTCTTGCTCTTGCAAGTATTGCGCTTCGACTGCCTGTTGTTCAGCGATAACGGCCTGGCGCATTTCGTTGCGCTCGCGGGCTTGTTCGCGTTCAATCAGGAATTTTTGCGGGTCGGTTTCGCGCAAATTGTCCCAATATTCCTGGCCTGGCTCCTGGTTTTCGAGCTGGGCTTGGATTGCTTGGAGACCTTGAAGGTATTGCGCGCGGCTTTGCTCTGCCTCTGCTCTCGCAGCTTCAGCTTGTTTGCGGCTTTCTGATGCCTCTTGCAAACGCTTCTGAGTGGCTTGGTTGAGCTGGTAATTGTCTTTGAGCTGTTGAGCTGTAACTTGTTGTTCTTCGCCATCCACCTTAACGGTAAAAAGCGGTTCTTCGTCGTCTTGCTCTTGCTCTACCTGGTCGTCATCGCCAGCGTCTTCGCTGTCGTCTTCGCTTTCAGGCTGCTGCTGTTCGCCTTCGTCATCAACCGCTTGCTCGGGTTCAGCATCTTGGCTGTCCTGCTCTGCTGTATCGACTTCCTGGCTGGCTTCGACTTGCGGCTCGCTTGCCTGGCCCTGGTCTGGGCTCGGCTCGCTTTGGGCTAGCAATCCGTTCACAGCATCATTAATCGTGAACGCGCCTGTTTGGCTTGCGTTGTTTTCCATATCTACACCTATTTCCCATTCTGTTCAAGTTGCTTGCTGGCAAGGTTTCCGCTGGTGATTAACGACTCGACTGATTTGTCAATTTCAGCCAATGCCGCGAGCATGTTTTTTGCGGCTTTTATGGCAAGATCGTCATTGATATCCGCCGCCACAAGAGCCTTGGTGTTCTTGTCGCGCAGACCGTCAATAACGAGCCTGAAGACCTTGTTTTCCTTGAGCGCCAATGCCTCGCCACCTCGTGCTCTTTCCATTTCTCGCTTGTCGTTGTCCATTATACGCTTGATCCAGGGAGGTTCGTGCTGACCTGCCCGCCCATTGCCTGAGCCTGAGCGCGCAACGCTGCTTCGGTTTCAAGCTCTTGCTGGCGCAAAGCGGTCTTAGCCTCAAACTCTTGGCGCTTCAGATCCATTTCGGCCATCATTTGCTCGCGTTTCAAAGCAATCTCTGCCTCTGCCTTTTCGCGTTCAAGCTGGATGCGCGCCTGCGCTTCTTGGGCCTTGATATCGGCATCCGTTGGCCCTTGCTGCTGCTGCTGTGCTTGCTGCATCTGCATCGCCTGCGCAACTTGGCTTGGCGGGTTAAAGAACTGGTCAACATCCTTGAAGCCAGCGCTTTCGGCGATCTTGCGTAGCGTGTTGACGTACTGCGGCAGGCTCACAACTGGGTTATCTGGCCCCAATGTCTGCAAAAGCATCTCCTGCTTTCCTGCGACCTGCATCATCATTGCTACACGCTCGTCTTGCGCTCCGGTTCCCAAACCGACGGTCACATCGATGTCGAACTTATTGGCCCAGGCGCGCGGATCAACTGGCACGAACTCGTTGCGGAGCCGGATCACGCGCTCGCTGTCCATATGCTTTTGGCAAAGATGCAGCACAAGAAACGCCAGGTCTTTGCAAAGCGTCTCCGCAAACACGCGGGCGATCATTTCGATCTTGGCTTGGCCACCTTGGATTGTAGCGTTCACCGCCGCTGCCGTGGTTGATTGCAAGCTGTCTGGATCTAGGCCCATGCTGGCTTTACTGAAGCCAGTGCGTTGGTCTCGCAACTGATCCCAATATTCAAGCATTTGAAAGCCTTGCTGCCCAATCTGCGGGACGACAAGCGGCTGCACCATGCCCGGTTCATCCATCCGCACAATCCCACCGGGTCGGCTTGTCAGAAGATCGTCCAGGTTCACTCGGCCTTCGACAACGGTAACGCGACTGTTGTTTGTCAAATACATGTTTTGATGAAGTTGGCGCAAAATGCCTGTCTTGGCTTTCTGCACTTCAAGCACCAGATCGGCAACCGACACCCCAACCATCCGGTGTGGCATCAAGATGGGCGTGCCGACCGCAAAAGGCACCTTGTCCCATTGCTCGTTTTCTAGAACGTGGCATGCGTCGCCAATGGCGAGAACGCGTCGTAGCTCTGGCTTCCCGTCGCCATTGTAGTCGGTGCGGATATAAGCCTCAGTCACCAGCACGTCGCGCATGGTCTTGTCCAAGCTGTCGTCATCCAAGCCCTGCTCGCTGTTTTGAAAGCGCACCAGCTTTTCGTTGTTCTGACTGATATCCTCGCCAGCGCTTGCATAGTCTTCAATTTCAGCGCGGTCGTAACCCATGGAAACAAGATCACCGACGGTCATCTCTGTTCGGTGTGCAACGAAGTCGCAATCTGCTAGGCTTCGGGCGCGGCGGCTAAACAGAAA